TTTAGCCTATTGGAAGAAACACGACTTACTTGTGACAGGCAGATACAATGACGGAAAATTTATAGTAACACCAATAGAACCGAAATGACAAAAGTAGAAATTATAGAAAGCCTTATCAATGAATACGGCTTAAAATCAAAGAACCGCAGCAGAGATTACATATACCGCAGATACTACCTTTACAACGAACTGCGCAAAATTGACTACACGTTAACTGAAATAGGAAATATGTTTGGTGGAAAACACCACGCTACCATCCTGCACGGACTACGTCAACACGAAGACTTACATCGGTTCGGATACGAAGACTACAAGATAGCCACAAGGCGAATAGACGAGGTCTTATACGGTGCAACGCTTCCTTACTACGATGATTCACCTGACTTGGTAAAAGACGTTCTAAAGGCAAAAACGTACACGCAGTTTAAGAAGATTCAGCGACACATAAAATTAGGTAAATACGAAAAAAATTTATAGCTGACGCAACCTTTTTGATAGTTATACGTTATCTTTGTAAGGGATTCCTTCGACATTATAAATCCTCAAGGTATTATTGAGCCATTTTAATGAAGCAGAGGTCGAAGGCTGCGGATTTAAGATGGCTTTTTTAATTGCTAAAACTTCGACAATGGCAAAAGACAAAAATTCATTTCTAATCTACTGTGACATAATTCACACGGTGGATAAATTAGACGACTTGCAAGCAGGTAAGTTGTTCAAACATTTACTGAAATATGTAAATGACCTAAACCCAGTTGCAGATGATATTGTAACTGAAATAGCTTTCGAGCCTATCAAGCAGAGCTTAAAGCGTGACCTACAAAAATACGAATCAATACGAGAGCGTAATAAAGAGAACGCAAACAAGCGATGGAATGCGACCGCATCCGACCGCATACCAAAAGAACCAAAGCATACCAAAAATGCCGATAGTGTAAGTGATAGTGTTAGTGATATATCTAAAGATATAAATAAGCGCAAACAGGAGTTTGCTTTTAAGTTAACTTCTTTTGTAGATACTTATGGTAAATCTATGATTAGAGACTTTTACGACTATTGGACGGAACACGGAGAAAAAGATAAAAAAATGCGTTACGAAAAGGAAACAAGTTTTAATTTAGATGCCCGATTGATTCGTTGGAACAAAAACGTACAAGAACGGAACAAACCAAAGTTTAACGCACCTACAACCATTATAGACTGATGTACAAAAGACTTACACACCTAAATGCCGAAATGTTTGCCGTACGTCAACAGGTAGACGTCAAAGGTAAATCAATCGGTTGGGATTGGGATATGCTTCCATTTACAATTAAAGAAGGAACTACGACTTACATAGGCGCAGCACCTGCATCGGGAAAGACGGAACTATGGTTTGAGTTTCTTATAAACCTATCTTGTTTGCACGGTTGGAATCACGTTGTATTTAGTCCTGAAACTGGTAGTAGTGCGGAGATATTTTCGGAGCTTTGCTACAAGTACATAGGTAAGCCATATGTTCAAGGTAAGAACTCAATGACAAACGGAGAGCAAGTAAGCGCAGAGATGTTTATCAACGAGCATTTTATTGTTATAGACCCAATTGATGAGGACTTGACTATCACAAAATTCTACCAACTTGTAGATGAGATTGAGCGCAAAGAAGGAATCAAAATACATACTACAACTATTGACCCTTGGAACGAGTTAACCGAGGAGTTTATTCCTGCCGATTTAGGACGTGAGGATAAATACTTGAGTAGGATTCTTGGTGTTGTGCGTAAGAACGCAAGAAAGACAGGTAGACACAACTGCGTTATCAATCACGTTAGAGACCAACCAATGGTAAGTGCTAAAACAATAGCAGGAACTGACATAAGTTATTTTCCTATGCCGAGCGCACGAGATTTTGCAGGCGGTCAGGTATGGTTTAGAAAGGGTTTAAGCGTGTTAATTCCGTGGAGACCACCTTATGGACTTGGAGATGCAGATGGTGTAGGAGCAGAGAAAAACGAAGTGCATTTAAAAGTTGCCAAAAGCAAGCCAAAAGGCGTTTCAAAAAACGGAGTTTACAAAATGTTTTTGGATGTTGAACGCTACCAGTATTATATGCTTGACTTCAAAGGTAACCGAGTTTATGCAAACCGAGGCACTACTTACAAGAAGGAATCACAACGTAAAATTGAGATACCAAAAGACGGACAAATAGAAAGTACATCGGATAAACTCCGTAGATTAGCAAACCAAAACCCTTTTTAAAATGGACTTATCACTTAAAATACTATGGGCAAAGACAACCGTTTGGACGGTTAAAGAAAGAATCAAGAACGTAAGAGAGAAACTCGAAAAGGACAAGCCTGATGCCAAAGACTACATCAACGGAGGCAAAGAAAGCGAGGAGTATTTGCTTGAAACGATTCAAGTGATAACCCTACTTGAAGACGAAATCACAAATCTAAACCGAGAGCTTAACCAACTGGCAAGAAGAAACGCACAACTGCGAGTAGCCTACCAAGAATTACAAGAAGAAATTAAATATAAAAACGTAGAATTATGAAAGTAGAAAAAAAATTGGTCGCATTGACCGCCTTCCTTCCTGTGTTGGCAGACTTCATTGAGGATTTAAACGACCAGTACGTCTTCAAACAATCAATCAAACGCAAAGCAAATATGCTTGCAGAAGAAATCCAACGAGTAGATAGAGACATCCTACGAATAGACGGAGAGAACGCAGGTAAGATATTTGACGAGCAGATTCAGTTGCAGATTTTGTTTCGACAATGGATTGAAGAAGTAATTGAATTAGACTGATGCGCTGCAAGAATTGCAAGGAGAAGTTTGAGCCTATCCGATTCAATCAAAAATACTGCTTGAATAAGATGTGTGTTGATGCTTGGGTTCAAGAAGCGAAAGTAAAGAACTGGCAGAAGAAGAAAAAGCAAATGAAAGCCAATTTAGAGACCGTGCAAGACATCGTAAAGGCTGCTCAAATGGTATTCAACAAATACATCAGAGAGCGAGATAAAGACGAACTCTGCATCTCCTGTAAGCAAGTACCTAAAAAGGTAAACGCAGGACATTTTTACAACGCTAACAATCATTGGAACGTACGTTTTGACGAGGATAATGTCCACTTGCAATGCGAGAGGTGCAATAGCTTCTTGTCAGGTAATCTAATTGAGTATAGAGCTAACCTGCTAACTAAAATCGGAGCTGAAAGATTTGACCAACTTGAGGCACGAGCAAGAGTAACACGAAAATTTACCAAAGACGAACTAAAAGAAATAATCAAAACCTACAAAAACAAGATAAAAGATGTTTAAAGTAAAGGTATCAGATGACATAATAAACCATTGCCGTGAATGCGTAGAGCATACTAATTTTGGTATGAGAAAAGAAGCCAACGGAAACAAGGAGCAACAATTAACTGGTATCATAGGTCAAAGCGTTGTGATGGATTTGTTCGAATGTGGATACATAGACCCTAATGGCGGTTTTGATGGAGGTGTAGACTTGGAATTTATGGGATATAGAATTGACGTAAAGACTATGGGTAGGACTACTGATGCCCAACCGACATACACAAACAACTTCCTTAAACTTCAAGACTACCTGAACACGGATATTTATTTGTTTTGTAGCTACAACAAAAATACTCAAGAGCTTACTATTTGCGGTTGGATAGATAAAGACGAATTTAAAACCAAAAGAACATACTATCCAAAGGGAACTATTCGAACACGAACTGATGGAACTACATTTGATTTATTCGCTGACACATACGAAATAGACAACAGTCAACTCAATGACGTGAGTAGTGATTTAGATTTGAAAATACAATTGATAAAAAAATATAAAAAAAGTTTGCAGAATTAAAATAAGTATTATATTTGCATATAACAAAATAACACGCTATGAAAAATTTATTTAAAAGTTTGGCAGCATTTCAGCAGGAAGTGCCAGTAATTCACAAAGCCACACAAGGCTACGGGTATTCTTACGCAGATTTACCCAAGATTTTTGAGGTAATCAATCCTATCCTAAAGAA